TTAATCCCCCGTGGACACTGCGTGGACACTCACGCCACCTTTCAGCGGATTAAGGGCCACCGCATCCTGCAGGTAATCCGGTGCAAAATGTGCATATGCCATTGTTTGCTGAATGGTTGCGTGACCAAGAATCTTCTGAAGTGCAATAATGTTTCCTCCGTTCATCACAAAATGGCTGGCGAACGTATGCCGCAGCACATGTGCAGCCTGGCCTTTTGGCAAATCGGGCTTAACTCTTTTCAGCGCCAGACAGAATTCCCGGTACTTCACCTCAAACAAGCTCCCTGTTTCTCTGGTTCTGATCGCCTCACAAACCGCCTGCGAAATTGGCACCGTTCTCTTCCGGCCATTTTTGGTTTCAAGAAACGTTACACGGTTATGAACTATCTGTTCACCACGAAGCTTACAAGCTTCACTCCAGCGCGCCCCTGTGCTTAAACACAAAAGCGCAACACGCCAGTAGTCGCCCTCCAGTGTATCGAGCAATAGCGCTACTTCCTTCTGGGACAGGAAAGCCATCTCTCGTGGGGATACATAAAGAATAGAAATCCCCCTTACCGGATGCTCTGCATCCCAGAGGCCTATTTTCTTCAGTACGGTAAACATTCCGGATAACCGATTCATGTATCTGTTAGCAGATGACGGTTTCAATCCATCAGCTATCTTTTGAGAACGCCACGCGATAATTTTCAGCTTATCAAGATCCACAGCCTGCATATCAGCGCCAAGCTCATTGATTATGTTGCGCAGTTGTTTTCGGTCTTCTTCCGCCTTACGCCTGTGCTGGCCGTGATACATCCACCACAACTCAAGCAAATCATTTAGCGTTCGACGATCACGGTAGCCCTGTATATATTCCCGCTTTTCAGCGTTCGCCATGATGTAGCGTTCAGTGGCCACCGCTACCGATTTTTTGTCAAATACCTTACGCACGCGCTTTCCCTTGCGTCCGTTCGGCCTGATGTCCAGCAAATAACGACCATCTTCGAGCTTCTTAATCGACATTGCGAAGCCCTCCAATGAACCGCTCTACAATTTCTCCAGCCTCTTTCCAGCAATAATCAGACCAGACAAAAAGCAGGTCTAACCAGTTTTCTGGCCTCAGCGGGGTAATTTTTGTTTTGTTTCGGTTGAACTCTGATCGCCCTCCAAACTGGAGAAGCCATCAAGAGAGAGAGGCGGAGCAATCTGCCCCGTCGCAGCATTAGTTTGATTAAACATTACCCAATCCGAATACTTCCGAAAACGGGGATGATTCAAAATCAGGAGTAGCGTTTCTCCAGGTATCATTCTTCCCAATATTTCATAATTTTTGAGATTGTTTTGAGATACCCCTGTCACCTCTTCCATCGCTCTACGCGACAATCCCTCTGCCTCTCGAATCAGGCGGAGTTTTTCTCCAAGCTCAGATACCACTTCAGATCCACTACCAGCCAATGGCGTGGGTTCAATTTGCCCATTATCTGGAGACACTTGCCCCGTCATAAGCCAAAGCGCGTATTTTTTGAACCTATCAACCTGTAAAACTCGCTCAACCAACTCTGCTCTAGCAGGCTGATGACCTGTTTCATATTTCTGAATAGTATTAAGTGGAATCCCTGTAATATCAGAGAATTGACGTCTGCTTAACTCTTCCGCCTCCCTCATTCTCATGAGTCTTTGCGAATAGTCTATTGACACGTTTCTCATGTGAGAAATATACTCCTTTCTAAATTGAGAAATGCAAGAACAACTCAAATAGCCAAAATAAGCCTATATAAGCCATTTTGGGCCATTTGGACGAATTAAGGAGATTACCACAATGAGCGAATCAGAGCTTGAGGGGTTCATTCAGGTAGCAACATATCCACTTGAAGCGGTGCCATATCAACTATTTGCCAAGATGATTGGTCGCAAAGAATCAACCGTCAGAACCATGATTGACGCTGCAAAGTTACCAACGATTGACTTTGTGAAACCAGGTTCAGTGAAGACGCGAGCATCAGAAAACTGGGTATATCTGCCAGCATTTAACGCAGGTATGCGCAAAGCATTTTTTGATCAGCCGAAAGAGCGCCGCGACGCATGGTTGCTCTGGCTGGGTCTTTGACGAGGATTTTTATGAGACAACAACGTAATTCACGCTTTCGTAATGGTGCTGAACGCCACGCTAACCGTTTCGCTACCAGTGCATCACGCAGCAACATCCGCTACAGCCTGAGCGATACACACGCAACGCCGGATGGCTACCCTGTAAAACAAATCGGTGAGCATGCCTGGCTGATTGAAAAAGCTGGAATCGTGGTCCACAAATGCCCACGCAATCCGTTTACCGGAAACCGCATTTTTGCATTGAGCTGCGGCGACAATCAGTTCGGGCAGGATTTCACATTATACGAAGCACTACGCACGGTTGATCGCCTGCTTCGTGGGCAAAGTTTTATTAAACAGGCTGATTTATAACAGGTGCTTTATGACCAAAGAGCATGCACAAGGTGTATTTATCCGTTTTATTGATTTTCGCGGTGAACTGTTATTACGCGCATCGGCTATTGATGCTGTAGTCCCGGCAGCAAAAGATGTGGCTACTTACCTTTATCTGAACGGCACGCGATTGTTTGTGGAACTTCCGTACCAGACCGTGCGCGAAATTATTAGCGAAGCTGAAAAAGCACGTCAGGTTAATGGCGATGAACCCTATATCGAAATTATCTGCATGGATTCAGAAGCTGAAATTCAAAAGGCAGATTAAAGGGCGTTGCGATGGATAAAGAATATAAAACTCTCGTCAATAAAGCACCTGAGCGCTTTCATTTTCGCATAAGCGCATCAGGCACTCATGCTGAGCTCGCAGCCCGAGAGTCATTGACCAGGGCCATCAAGAGTATATACGACACAGCTTTTTACATTGACGACCCGGACGCACTCGACGAGCTTTCCATTCTCGTCTGCGCCGCAGAAAACGGGCATCACATTGAACCGTATAACCTGGAGAGTATCGCATGAGCATATTTATCTCATGGCTTGTTCTGATTATTTCGGTGACCAGTGCCATTGGAATTATGCGAATTATTCATTCAGTGAAAAAGATTGAGCGTTTTTTCTCTGACGAATAACAGCACAAGTAAAACACCGGATTAAATAAGAAAACCTGAAAATTATCCGCACTCGCGGAGGTATTCGTACATCCAAATAACGGAGAAAGAAAATGAACGCAAAAACCGAAGACACCCTTATCTCTCTGAAAATGTTATCCGCGATGGAGCGTGAAATGCACGAGCGAGCAACAAAGGTAGGCGCTCACATTCTCAGCGTTCATGCACTGATGGTAGCCGGCGTCATAGAAAATGCCGCCGAGCTCATCGAGGAGCAACACAAGGAAATTAGCGACCTTAAAGCTCAGCTCGCAAACGTAACATCTGCATCCGACAACAAAGGGAGAGCCGTTCGCCTGGCCAACATGGATGCTTGCATTTATGTAATCGTGGGTGAAAACCCGGACCTTTTCCTTCTGAGACGACTAACCGAAGACAGGGCATTTGAAGTCCACAAGTCCGAAGTGACCTTCATTAGCTGACGGGCGATGCAATGGAAAAGCTGAAATACCACATGACTCTGATGAGTCACATTCTGAAAAGCGCAAGTGGCTTTTATGTATACCCGTTCAGCCCTTCATGGGATTCGGAGCTACAGCAGCTACTGAATGAAGGCATTCTCATCGCAACGAGCAAGTACAACGCGATTTTTCATCACAACGGCAACGTCGTTGAAGTATGGATTGCTAATCGCTGGTACGGCTACGGCTGGCTGAACCGCGTTAACGGACGCGAGACTGACACCCCTTGCACCCGCCCACGCTTTCGCACCATGTACCGCCTGCATCAAATGGTGCAGGCCTTCCAGGCTAAGGAAACGTAATGGCAATTAAGCGATTTACCGTCGTTCGTTTCACTTCCAGAGGACGTGAATACGAAGTTGACGAACGGCTGATTAAAACGCTCGACCGTCACCGTTCGCAACCTGACGCGCATCACATTTATCTCACTGACGACACTTACTTCTGCGCCACCAACGTGGTGCAGGTGAATCTTATCAGACAGGTACAGGAGTCACGCAGATGACCATTCTGGACTACATCGCCGCCAATCCGGGGTGTAGCGGTGGAGAAATCGCCGCAGCACTGAATACCCCAACCACAGCCATTAATGCGGAGTTACGCCGTCTCTGGCGCAGCGGTTCAGTCATAAGAAAAGAACGCAAAACAGGCGGTCGCTTTTCTTATCAGGTAAACCCGATGCCGTTCGGGTGCGGCAATCCACTTACCAACATGTTTAACCAGCTACTGAAGGAAGCCAGAGCATGAGCGCCATCAACCACCAGGAATTACGCGAACTGGCATTTGCCCTGCAACGAATGGCAACGCATCAAAAATTACTGGCGTTTCGCGCAATGCTCTCGCCGTCTGCCGTGCTGGCGCTACTGGATGAACTGGAGCACGCCAGAACCACGGCTCCTGCCATTCGCCTGACGCTCCATCATGAAATCGCTGATTTCTGCGCGACGCTGGAGGCACCAGGCGAACCGGAAACGCCGGAAGCAATGCAGCAGGAGCTGCTGCAACGCATCGACAACGTTTTCGATTTTTTCCTTAACCAGTAAAGGACCGCGACATGAACAAAAAGACCTGGTTTCGCGCATACATGTGGGCGCTGGTATGCGTCCTCGTCTCTCTCATTCTGTATGCAGGACTACTCCCCCGAATGATTTCATCAGACAGCTCCTTCCTGGTATTGCTGGGAATTTTCATTGCCATGCTGTACCCGGCAGGCGTTGTTCGCCTTTTCAGTAAGTACATCAAGGAAATCAAACAATGAAGAAATTCAAACTCTTTCAGATTCTCCCGCTTTTTGCCGCCATCCTGCTGGTTGGTTGCGATCGCGTTGAGCCAGGTAATGTGGGCATCAAAGTCAACAAACTGGGCGACGACAAAGGCGTCGGTGAAGTGGTTGGCGTTGGCCGCTACTGGACAGGCTGGAATACAGAGGTTTACATCTTCCCGACCTTCAAACAAATGAAGACTTACGATGAGCCGTTCAACTTCCAGATGAGTGACGGCACAACCATCGGCTATCACATCGGCGTGGCCTACAAAGTTGATCCATCCAAAGTTACCACGGTGTTTCAGACCTACCGCAAAGGCGTGGACGACATTACCGACACTGACCTGCGCCAGAAGATCGCCGATGCACTCAACCGACTGGCCAGCAAAATGACCACCGATAAGTTTATCGACGGTGGTAAGTCTGAACTGCTGGATTCAGCACTTAAAGATATTCAGGAAGAGATGACCCCCATCGGTATTCAGGTCATGAGCCTCTCTTATGTCGGTAAACCGGAATATCCGCCAACCGTTATCGACAGCATTAACGCCAAAGTCACGGCAAACCAGAAAACCCTGCAACGCGAACAGGAAGTCAAGCAACGCGAAGCAGAAGCCAACATGTTGCGCGCAGAAGCTGCCGGACAGGCCGATGCCATTCGCACAAAAGCCCAGGCTGAAGCCGACGCCATTCGTTTACGCGGCGAAGCTCTGCGCCAGAATCCCGGTGTTATGGAGCTGGAAGCGATCAACAAATGGAACGGCACGCTGCCGCAATACATGACCAGTAACACCGCTGTTCCGTTCGTTCCCGTGAAGTAATGACACCCGGCCAGTGCAAACCGCTGGCCGGAGCAGTATCAGGATTTTTTAGTATGCCGTTCTCACAAAAAAACCGCTTGCCATGCCGCAATCAGTCAGGTTACATTTTCGCTGCACCTCATAAAACGGGTGCCGGGTTTCGCAGCCTGCTGACTACAAGAGCGCACAACCGCGCCAGCGGTTTTTTTGTGCGTACTGTATTGCCACGTTTTTTTCGCGTCAGAATTATGGCGGGGCGTACGGGGCCGACTTCGGTCGGGCCGGGATCTCTTGTAGCCGGTACTGCGAACCTCGTACGTCTCGCCACCCACAGTTTCGCAGCTCTGGATGGTGAGTTTTCACAACTTACTACAAGAGGCCACATATCATGGCAAACAGCAAACAGCACCGCGCTATCGCGGAGCGTCGCCACATCCAGACTGAAATCGACCGCAGACTCACCCGCGCTGCACACATCGCCTTTATCATGCAATCCAACGCATTGCACAGGCTCAACAGTACTATTTCAGCCGACTACTGCGCCGCTGTATTCAGCTATCTGGCGGAAGACCTCCTGTCTCTTCAGGATCTCATCCAGCAGCAAAACAAACTCCATTAATTCCTGTTCCGGGCCTTTCCTGCACCTTGCGGCGGGAGGCCTTCGCACATCTGTAACAAGAGGATTGCCGCAATGATTCTCGCCAACGACTTTCTTGAATACCTGCTCAACACAGAGCGTGATCTTGCCGCTCGCGTACGTGATCGTTATGACATGTATCTGAAATCCCTGCCTGTACCGCAGCTCGCTGACGGAAAAATTGTTATTGATGGTCGCTACATGATTGACAGCCACGAGGGGAATTACAGGCTTTACCGCATTGAAGCCGGCACCCCGTCCGTTATTGGCATTTACCAGCGCCCATCCTCTGCGATCGTCGATGTGATTGCCGACAGCATCCGCATCACACACCACCATGCCGACACAGAAGACACTGTGCTGGAGATTCAGCGGCTGGCTGCCGTTTGCCGTGACACTCTGAACGGAATGACGAAGTAAATCAGTATGACGACAGAGTACATCAGGGACTGGCAACAACCGCGCCACACAGTAGGACGTGAAGGAACGGAGATCCCCGCACCTGAATCCGCACTTTCCTCCTGGCTGGATGCCTACCGGGCAGAGAACGAACGCCGCCAGGAAATGGCTGATGCGGCGTTCTCCGCCACACCGCTGGGCAACCTGATTAATAAAAGCCTGGACGCACAGGAAAAACAGGACAAAACCATCACACTGGCCAGAGAAGCCAGAAAACAGGCACGCGGCGCGGTGGATGAAGCCATGGCCTCGCTGCGCCTGCTGCCATCCTATCTGCGCGATCCGCTTATTCGCCACCTCTCCTTCCTGCGCAAAAAACAGGAAGCCGATCGCCGGAAAGGCAAAAAGAGCTGGCAGGCGGAACGCTATGCACGCGGAACCCTGCGCAAAATATTCGAACGTCTGGATCGCACTGACGGACGCTGGCTGACACCGGGTTATCGCTCCCTTGCCGGACGCGAACGCCTGGACGATTTGCTTTACCTGCCGCAGCTCAACAAACACCAGATACAGACGCTGGCCACCATGACGGCGGCGATGTTCAGCAGCACCTTCGAAAAACTCTGCGATGGCTTTGGCGCGACCGATGGCGAACTGACCATGGATGTAACGCTGAAGGCGTATCAGATGCTGGCCCGCATGGCGTTACACCTGCACATCATGCCTCCACATTATGACGCACTGACAACAGATAAAGACCGGAGGAACGAACCGGACACGGAGCTGCTGCCGGGCGCAATCCTTCGCCTGACCTGTGCTGAATGGTGGAAACGCAAACTGTGGCTGTTACGTTGCGAGTGGAGAGAAGAACAACTCCGCGCCGCCTGTCTGGTTTCCAGAAAAACATCGCCCTATCTGAGCCAGGACGCATTAAGCGAGTTTCGCGCACAGCGCGAGAAAACACGCGATTTCCTGAAAAGTTTCATGCTGGAAAACGAAGACGGGTTCACGATTGATCTCGAGACAGTGTATTACGCGGGAGTAAGTAACCCGGTTCACCGTAAGGCAGAAATGATGGCCACCATGAAGGGGCTGGAACTTCTGGCCGAAGCCCGTGGCGACAGAGCGGTGTTTCTGACTGTCACCTGCCCGTCAAAATACCATGCCACAACAGAGAACGGTCATCCGAATCCCAAATGGAACGGGGCCACCATGCGCGACTCCAGCGATTACCTGGTTAACACGTTTTTTGCAGCGGTCCGCAAAAAACTGAACCGCGACGGCCTTCGTTGGTATGGCATCCGCACGGTGGAGCCTCACCATGACGGCACTGTGCACTGGCATATGATGGTCTTTGCTCATCCGGAAGAAATCGACAGCATCGTGGCCATCACCCGCGATATTGCCATTCAGGAAGACCGCCACGAGCTGGGCGATGACATAACTCCGCGTTTTAAAGCGGAGTACGTCGACGGCTCAAAAGGCACGCCAACCAGCTACATCGCCACCTACATCGGAAAAAACCTGAGCAGCCGCGCCGTGGATGGTATCGACCCAAAAACGGGCAAGCCACGCGTTGACCATGAAACCGGAAAATCAATGGCCGAGAGCGTGGAGCGCGCTATCGGCTGGGCACGCCTTCACCGGGTCCGCCAGTTCCAGTTCTTTGGCATCCCCTCCCGTCAGGTGTGGCGTGAACTGCGCCGCCTTGCCAGCCAGATGGCACGCAACCCGGAAGGCCCGCAACGGCTGAAGGATGACGCAATGGATGCGGTTCTTGCTGCCGCTGATGCCGGATGTTTTGCCACCTACATAGAGAAACAGGGCGGCGTTCTTGTTCCACGCAAAGACTACCTGATTCGCACCGCCTACGACCTCGCAGATGAGCTGAACGATTACGGCGAACAGAGCGTACAGATTTACGGGATCTGGTCGCCACTCATCGGGGAATCCTCCCGTGTGTGCACGCATCCGGATAACTGGAAGCTGGTAAGACGTAAACCGGAAACGGAAGACAGCGCCCGCGAAAATGGTTTTGACCTTCAGGGCGGCCCTGCCGCCCCTTGGACTCGTGGCAATAACTGTCCCCGTGTACAGGAAACGGACAACAACGGGACAGAACAGCCGGAAGAACGGCCAGCACCGTGGCCGCAGCTTCCTGACAGCGTTGATGTGGATGAATGGATGCGCTCACTGAAACGGCACGAACGCCGGGCGCTGATGCGTTCGCTGCGTGACAAACAGGCAAAAAACAGCAGTGATGAAATGCAGAACTGGACACAGAGCCGCAAACAGCCACAGCCTTTGCCTGATAACCACGAGTTACTCGCTAAAGAATGGCGGGAGTCTGCTGAATCTCTCGGCCTGCATATCGGTGAACAGCAGATGCAGCACCTGTTACGGGGCGGCAGCCTGTACGTTGACGGCAGCATCATTGCACCGCAGGGATATGAAATTGTACGTAAACCGGATACCCGCCCGGACAGCCGAATCACGCAGCTCTGGCAACGCCTGAGCCGTAACCACGGCGTAAGCAGCACGGAGATCCGCCATAACCCGGTCGCCAGCTATCTGGAACAACTAGGGGCATCAGACCCTGAAGCCGCCGCACGCCTGGCATCCACACTTCAGCAAGACCAGAACACCATGAAAACACCCGTTACCGTACTTTCTGACATGCTGCGCGCCATCCGCGACGCAGAGCACGAACAGAGAATCAGTGAAACAACTGAACGCGCCCGCCGCAAAGCAGACCTGCTGCGGGGTGGCCTGACCAGTGGAAACAAAAAACAGACAAAAACGGGATTCACAAATCCCGTAAATGAGCAAAAAACGCGCCGCGATATATGAAGCGCGCACAAAACAGGCAAAAACGGGATTTCAGAATCCTGTAACCGATTAATTAATCAACATAAGGAAAAGCGACATGAAAATTTGTATCGACGACGGCTCCACCAACATCAAGCTGGCATGGACTGAGAACGGCGAACACCGCAACGCCATCAGCCCGAACAGCTTCAAGTCGGAATGGTCTGCGCCGTTCGGTGGCTCGCAGCCTGCGAACTACATGCTTGATGGCGTGCGCTATGGTTTTGATCCGGTCAGCGATCGCTTTGTCCAGACGACCGACACGCAATACCAGTACAGCGATGTGAATGTAATCGCCATTCACCACGCGCTGGTCAAATCAGGCATCACGCCACAGGAGGTGGATGTGGTTGTCACCCTGCCACTGAGCGAGTATTTCGACACAAACGCCCAGCCGGATATGACCAACATCAACCGCAAAAAAGCGAACGTTATGCGCCCGGTGGAGTATCAGAACAGTGAGGCATTCACTATCCGTAACGTGCGGGTTATGCCTGAATCCATTCCGGCTGGCTTTAAAGCACTGGCTGACATGAGTCCGTTTGAATCCCTGCTGATTGTGGATTTGGGCGGAACCACGCTGGATGTGGCAAAGGTTCAGGGGCAACTGGCAGGTATCAGCCAGGTGTTTTGCGATCCACACGTAGGCGTTTCTCTGATGGCCGATGCCGTGCTGTCGGTGATGGCCACCAACGGTATGCGCACCAGTCACCACATCGCCAATACCATTATCGAACATCGCCACGATGAAGCCTGGCTGCGCCAGCACATCCACAATGACGCGCATTACGCCAGCCTGATGGCAGTTATTCGTGAAAAGGAGGAAACACTGAAACAACGCGTGATCCGCGCGCTGGCGGGTTTTTCGGGTTACGGGCGGGTGATGGTTGTAGGTGGAGGAGCGGAGATTGTGGCACCCGCTATCCGCGAAGCCTGCGGAGTTAATGCGACTTTCATCGCGGACGGGGTGCCACAATTTGCTCTGGTTAATGGGCTGTACGCAATGGACAAGGAGTAAATCAATGACGACACCAACCAGACGGATAAGTTTCTATCTGAAGCCCGCCGCCGTCAAGAACGAAGGTGAAGCATGCGCCTGGCTGGACAGCCTTACACCAGAAGCGCGCAAAAGCGGCCAACGCGTGGCTTTTCTGGCCGGGCTGGCACTTCTGAAAATGAATCCGGCAGAGGCTTACCGACTGGCTGCATGGGCTGATGATGAAGCGTTATCAGTGACACAAACCAGGACAGAACGCCCCGCGTCACAGCCAGTATCAACCGCACAGATAACCAGTCAGATGGCCGGAAATATCCGGGCGTTATTTCCCGAATAACACAACATCAGGGCGCATCCGCCCTGATGACTTTAACCCGGGAACATAAACAAGGGGGACACAATGCAACGCATTGACAGAGAAAAAGCGCAGCGACTGATTGAGCGGATGGAAGCGCTGGCGAAAGAAGAAAATGTCAACATCCAAAAAATAGCTGAATGTGGCCAGATAGTTCTTCGTCGTGAAAAAGACCTCAAACAACTGATGTCTGGCGAAACCAGCAAAACATGGACTTCAGGTGAGGAGACGATTTATTGCAGCTTCTGCAATAAATCCCAGTACGAAGTCACAAAGGTGATTGCCGGACCGTCTGTTTACATCTGCAATGAGTGCGTTGATTTGTGCAATGAAGTTATCAGGAGAGAAGTGACAGACCATGAAGAAAAAACGCATGAATGACGAATTTGACGGCTTTTAATTTTATCGGGGCGCACTGTCGCCCTGCATGGAGAAAAACAATAAAAAAGATGAATAACTGCTCATGTCAGACGCGCTGCGGGCAAGTCTGGCACCCTGCCCTGTCTCCGCAAAGGCTGTTGTCTTAACACGACAGAGTATGCCAGCATTAAATATAATCTTCTTCGTAGTCGCTGATTAATTCATTGCCATAATCAGACAGCAATTTCAAAGCAAAGGTAACTTCCTCAAGGGTAGCTATCCCCATTGCTGAAAACACCGTTAATTTAACCAGCAGCAGGGAGTTTGAAAGTTCGGAAGAGTTCATCATTAAAAATATTGATGCAGCCTGAAAAGCTGTGCGTTTATTCCCATCATGAAAGGCATGAGCCTTGGCTATACCAATCAAATACATAGCAGCCAGAGCATGAATATCATCAACCCCTTCATAGTAGTGTAGTGTCCTGACGCGATTTAAAGCACCTTCAAGTAGCCCGTCATTGGCATTTCCGCTCTGGGGTAAAGTTTCAGCATGGATACGTTCTACTTGTTCTTTTGACAAAAACACTATGTCCATCAGTTATCCTCAAGCTTTTTAATGATATCCGCATGTTTTTCTCTTGTACGCTTCATTGCATCTTCAAAAGACAATCCTTTTTTTCTCTGTGCGACAAGAGCTGGATGACGTTTTTCCAGATCTCTCACTGCATTTATTAAGAGTGGTTGCTTCATTTTGTTTATTTGATCCCGCAGTTTTTTGGTTTTGCCAAGGACAGCCCGTATTTCAGGACTAAGATCAGAACCAGCAAGAACAACATCCTTCCCTCCCTGCGCCGTGATAACGACACTGCCACCGGAAGAAAGGTAATCCAGAATTTCACTCAGGTTCTCACGAAATTCATCATCAGTTACAGTTTTCATATTCATTTCCATTATGCACGCCCATAACGTAAGTATAACGGCTTGTTGGGCAGTAATAACACCGCCATATTTTCATTTTATACACCGCACAATAGTGCACAAATTTGCACAATTTTTTTGAACAACTTTTTACCCTTCCGGCCCGCGTGGCGACTGGATCCGTCAAGGATCCGTGCGTGCACAAAAAAACGCGCTTTTTCTGCGCGCAGGTGACGGGGGAACAGCCCGCGTTTCAGGGGGTAAATAGCATCCCCTGAACGATGTCGCAGCGACACAACAGAATGGCTGTATTTCTCACGCTGAGCGTGAAAAAGACGTGAGGGCTTTTGATTTGATGGGGTGAAAGGTAAGGCCGTCAAAATCGCACTGAGACGGCGAGAACATGCAGTCAACGCGGTGGGATTGCGTAAGAGTCTGACTGTCGATGATGGCAATAAGCAGGAAAGCGTCGTGAAATTATCTGATTGATACAGGAGCTGGAGAGTCGGGGCATAAATTTTTTATGCCCCGGCGAAGCAGCAGACAAGCGAAGCGCGTCAGGATGTGGGCTGGGTGTCTAACAGTGCGTAAGGGTTAAAGCGGATCACCTCTTCGCCAAGCCAGTCATTGATGTGCTTTATGGCCTCCATGACAGGCATCAGCTCGTTAATTGCGTAAACCCGCGCGGCCTTCTCCACATCGCCAAACGCACTTTTTTCGCCCGGCATCGCCCCCATCAGTTGCGGCGGAACGCGGTGCGCAGCCAGCACATCATCACGGGATGCCGCCTTAACATTCATGAACTCATCCTTTGCGGTGATCTGATGGAACGGCAAAATTTGCACCCCCTCTTTGCCCCCGTTGGGCGCATGGATGAGCACGTTTTTAAACGCACCACCACCACGCGCACCCTGTAACGTTTCTTTCAGGGAGTCCATGCTTTCGCGGTTTACCTGCGCTGCACCGATGTAGATGATGCACCCGGCGTGGGATCCATTGTCGTAATACAGTTTTCTGAACATGTCCGCCGAATGAGACAGGCTGGCCGAGAGTAATGCGCCAAGATATTCCGGCATGCCGTAAATTTCCTGGTTAATGTCCGGATTCATCAGGTGGCACACTTTGCCAGGGCGAAACTGAAACGCGTCCTTGCCATCCTGCACATACCACCATGATTCAAGATCGCTTCCGCGTCGCATGTATTTCGCCAGTGCGTGCCGTAATTTAAGTGGTTCGCCGAGCATATTGCTCCGAAGCTCAAGGAATGCGTTACCGAACACAAACCAGTCCAGCGCCAGCGCCGAGAAATCCTGCCGGGAAAGCAGCGGGTGCGGGATGTAGCAACCGAGCAATACATTGCGCTTAAAGTAAAGCGCAGACTGATGCCAGGACGTTTGCCGGGCAGCTCTTGCCAGACCGTACCAGTCCACCGGGGTTTCATACCACCGCCCGTTATCAGCACAGTACATATTGTCCAGCAGGTCATGCCCGGTCAGGCGATAAGGACCATCAAATGTGAATGCACTGAGCGATGATTCTTTCCTGAGCGCATCAGCGAGATCAATGCGTGAACTCATGCGCACTTTTTTATTTTTTCTGCTCATCAGAACTCCATAACCGTGAAACGCTCGTTTTCTCCTTCGCCGCCAATCGGTTCGTTAATGACAGCAAGCATGGTTGCCCACGCAAGGTCGCCGTGGCTGATCCCCCTCGCACGGTCCGTTTCGTAAGTGATAAAGCCGCCCGGTGTTTTCACCTTACGCACGGCGTTAAAGGCCGCGACCAGCTCGCGTTCGGCGCGATCGTATTCCCACCGCCCGGCACGCATTATTTGCAGCATTTTCAGTACCAGCGACCGTTTTGATGACAGCGTGAAGGTGTACGGAATAGCAGCAGGGAAAAACCGTTTCACTATCTGATAAACAGCCTCCCCGTTCCCGCCCGTCACATCAATGCCGATGTGTTCCACGTTGTAGCGATACGTGAACTCTTCAATGACTCTGGCCTGTTCTTCAAACTCCAGCCCCTGAACGCGTCGCGTCTCCACCGTTCGAAAACGGCCACCAGGAACAGCCGGAGGAACCACCACGGACACAGCGCCGCTGTCGCCGTTTCCACTGCTGCCGTTTGCGTCATACCCAATCCATACCGGACGATTCCCCATCGGGCGGGGAGCAAAAGGTTTCCAGTCTTTCCAGTCGTCGTATCCGTCAACACCGCAGCCAATCAGGATATTCAGGTTAAATGCCGATTCCCCTTCGCGGACAAATTCACACATATAGAGATTGCGGAACTCGTCTTCGGTGTTTTCATCACGAATTTCGTCGATATCGGTGTGTTTCCAGCCGTGATTAACCACATCTTCCAGCGTGACAATTTGCCGCCACGTCCGGTCAGGGCAGATAAGCCCGTTATGCAGCGTTTTCCAGTCCACAGAAAAACGCTGGCGTTTATGCGAGGCCTTTTTCTCGTTCCAGCGGTCACCGTTCCAGTAGGCGTATGCCTCGTGCGTTTCGGTGGATGGCGTGGAGAAGTAGGTGCGCCGCAGTCCGCTGAGGGTTGCCATAGCGCCAGCCACCTTGCGCAGTTCAGCAAAGCGACTGACCCAGAAGAATTCATCAAAATAAAAATTGCCCGTATAGGACTGTGCCGACGCAGCAGAAGTGCCGAGAAAATGCAGCTCTGCGCCGTTGGAGAGGATGATTTTATCGCCCCCTTTCAGCTCCACATCAACTTCAGCCGCGGCCTTCTGAATAATGCTTTTAAACTGGAACGCCTGACGACGCGACGCAGACAAAAAAATCTGGTTACGCTGGTAAGGTTGCGCCACATCGTCACGCAGCGCCATCAGCAGTGCTTCCTGTGCAAAATACCAGGTCGCCCCAATCTGTCGGGATTTCAGGATCATCCTGTTACGTATCCCGGCTTCCCTGCAAAGGGTCAGGGAGTCAAACCAGCCCCGCTGATGCCACTCCAGCCTGCTGATGATTTTTTCCCGCAGTGCGGCAATCTGTTCCGGCGTGAAATGATTTTTGAGTTTTTTCGCCCGGCCTTTCTTTCCTGTGGCCGTCGCATCCGGCTGGCCATCATGCAGTTTTTTAAGCTGCCGGGTCAGCAGGTCTATTTCCTTGAAGTCACCACCTGTTTTATTCTGTTTTTCAGTGAGCTGGATGAGGCGCGCATCGATGGACTGCGTGACACGCTGCACGGGTGGTGTTTCATCCCACTGGTCGCGTTTTTTCCACGCATAAATCGTGTTCGGGTTTATTCCCATCAGACGTGATATTTCTGCGGGCGGATAACCCTGCCAGTAAAGTTGTCGCGCACGCTGGCGCACAAAAGCGTCCTGAATCATTGCTCCCCCTGAGTAATTACAGGAAGATTACCCGCGCGCGAAACTGTTCTCCTTAACCCCCTGTTCTGGCCGTTTTCTTACAACAAAAGCCCTTTGTATCAGCCTGTTACGCTTTGCCATCATGACTGAAGAACCAGTCAGAGGGGCAAAAACTATGGCTAATGAAAAAAAGACATCCCGCAAAAAGTTTCGCGTGGCTGTCTCCGGATCAACTGTTGATGGCCGTGAAATCAGTCCGGTGCATCTGCGTGAAGCCGCCGAGAACTTCAACCCGGATGTTTACGCTGCCCGCGTGAACGTTGAGCACTATCTCTCGCCATGCCCATCAAGCGAATTTTCCGCAATGGGCGATGTCACCGCACTGAGTACGGAAGACATTACGGAAGGTCCGCTGGCCGGACGTACTGCGCTGTATGCAGAAATCGAACCGACCGAGCGCATGAAGCAGCTTGTCGCGGACGGCAAGAAAATCTATTCCAGTATCGAACTGCACCCGCAGTTCTCCGTTAACGGGCGCGCCTATCTGGTCGGGCTGGCGATGACCGACACCCCGGCAAGCCTGGGCACTGAGCGCCTGAAATTCACGGCACAGCAGCGTCAGGCGGTGATGACGTTCAACAGTATCCAGGGTGAAGCACCGCTTATCTCCGAAGCCATCGAGTCTGAAATCATCGAAATGGCAGAACAACGCCAGGAAGAAGGCACCCAGTGGTTTAACCGCGTAATGGGGATTATTGGTCGTGGCCGCAAAGCGGATGACGCCAGTTTCTCCCGTATTCAGGAAGCGGTGGAAGGCGTCGCAACGTCACAGGCCGACATTATCGACCGTTTTAATGTGCTGGAAACCCGCCATCAGCAGGACCGCCAGAAAATCACGTCACTGACCACAGAGCTGACAGCACTGAAGGAAAAACTGCGCACGCAGGACGGCGATCCGCAGAACCGCTTCACCGCAACGGGCGCAGCCTCCGACCAGCTGGCTGACTTCTGATAAGACAAAGGAGCAAATTTTTTATGAATCTGGTGATGTCAGATATTACCCGCAACAAGCTGGGTTGCTATATGGCGCAGCAGGCGTCGCTTAACAATATCCCGGTATCTGCACTGGTATCGCGATTTACCGTGGAACCCGCGGTGCAGCAGCGTTTTGAAAACGCCTCAAAGGAAAGTACCGAATTTACGAAAAGAATTAACGTGATCGGCGTGACCGACCAGAAAGGCGAAAAAATCCTCCTGGACACCACAGGACCGATTGCGCACACGAATACCAGTTATGACGGCACAAAACGCCGTAACCCGAATAACGTGGTTGATCTGAAAAACCGCAAATACCAGTGCGAACAGGTGAACTACGACACGTTTATTTCGTATCCGCAGCTTGATGCCTGGTCGGCACACCCTGATTTTCAGTCCCGCATCAGCGCACAGATTGCCCGACAGGTGGCGCTTGACCGCATCATGATTGGTTTCAACGGCACGTCTCACACGGATGAGTCCAACTTCAGCACCAACAAGCTGCTTCAGGACGTTAACGTGGGCTGGCTGGAGCACATCAGAACCGGCGCCAGAGAACGCGTTATGAATGACGTGACGCTGACCTCCCGCAACATGGACAACACCGTGGCGCACGCGGGTAAGTATGCGAACGCTGATGCACTGGTACAGGACGCGCGTTCATCCCTGCTGGATGAATGGCACAAGGAAGCTGACGACCTCGTGGTGATTATGGGGCGCAACCTGTTTAACTCGCTGCGTCTGCCCGTGCTGAACAGCATCAGCGGCCAGAATCCCAATGCTGAATTACTCGCCGGGCAACTCATCCTGTCATCGCGCACCATTGGCGGGCTGGGCGTGTTCCTTGCGCCGTTCTTCCCGGATGCAACGATGCTGATCACCTCGTTCAACAACCTGTCGATTTACTGGCAGAAAGGTTCAATGCGTCGCCTGATGAAAGACGAGCCGGAATACAACCGCATCGCCACCTACCAGTCCATCAATGACGCTTATGTCGTTGAAGACTATGGCAAGTGCGCGATGGTCACTGGCCTGAAGTTCGCCGACAGCTAATCAACTCACGGCGGGCATCATGCCCGCCTGTAACGGAGAGAAAAAATGATTACTCCTGCACAACAACACTGGCAGAACGTGATGGCACAGCGCGCAGGTCGGGCGAATGAAGGCGTGGACCACGCCGCGCGTACCGCGCATGAAGAGGTGCTGTATCGTCTGCGTCTGGCACAGGCCCGGCTTAAGGGCGTACAGGCCAGAAGCGCGAAAGCCGCCATCAAAAAAGAGTTGTTGCCGGATTTTTCCGGCTGGATTGAGGGAACGCTGGAGGCTGACGGCGGGCAGCAGGATGAAGTGATTGCCACGCTGATGGTGTGGGCGATTGACTGCGGCGATCTTCCGCTTGCGTTGCGTATTGGTGCGTATGTGGTCCGTCATAACCTCATTATGCCGGATAACTTTGGCCGTACTGCTGCCACGGTACTGACCGAAGAAATCTGCAACCCGGTACTGACGCAGGCCGGGACGGATGCTGACGCGGATTTGTCCGCCTTTATCGAACCACTGGACACCCTCCGGGAGATTGTCACAGACCAGGACATGCCGGACGAAGTGCGCGCCAAATTATGCAAGGCGTGCGCCTTTGCCCGTCGTGGTCTGACCGATGCGGACAGCATGGCCCTGTCACTGAAGCTGCTGCGCGAAGCGATGCACCTGAACCCGAACGCAGGTGTGAAACGCGAGATTGCAACCCTTTTCCGCACCCTGAAAAAAGCCGATTCCGCAGCCGCACCAGAAGACGCCAGCACACCGCAGGCGCAGGACGAAAGCAGCAAAAGTAAAAAGACAACGCGGAAGCCTGCAACACGAAAAACCACCGCGACGCAGAAGGCGAAGCGCGGTTAACGACTGACCCCGTCAGCGGGCGGCGTGCGCGGTGTTCCGGTTTGACTCCGTGACCGTTTACACCGCGCACCCACCGCCCGATTTTTTCAGGAGTGAACCCCATGAGTATGGTTGCCAGAACCAACCCCGGCCCCGCAGAGGACGACATCACCGATACCGATGATGGTGATACCCGTATTTCAGCGGGTGCATTCTGGCCGGATATTGTGCTGCGTGAGCTGCGTCTGGCGATACGACTGCCGGGCCGTGTGACCACCTCCCGCCTGCTGCATACCGCCACCGGGGCCGTGGCACACGTTACCCGCGAGCTGGAAGCGTGGCAGCAGGAACAGCAGGCGGCTGGCCATCAGACGCTGGCCGATGTTCCGGCCCCCGTAATTAACGGAGAAAGCGTCAATCTCTGGCACTGGCGCAATGCTGTTTATACCGCCACACGCGCCCTGATTCTGGAGCGTTACCGCGATGCGGACACAACGGATAAGGGCGACCGCCGGGCGGACGCACTGGATATACAGACATCGGATTTGTGGCGCGATGTGAGCTGGGCCATCTCTGACATTCTGCGCCGCCCGCGAATTTTTGCGGAGTTGTGCTGATGAAAGTGAAGGCACTGGAAGGCGACACCGTAGATTCGCTCTGTTTCCGGTACTACGGCACGACGCAGGGCGTCACCGAAAAGGTGCTGGATGCCAACCCCGGACTCTGTCAGCAGGTATTTCTGGACGCCGGGCAGGAAGTGGAGATGCCGGAGCCGGAGAAGAAGAAACGAGAAATGATTCAGTTGTGGGGGGGTAGCAGTGAGCACCATTCAAACAGGGATCACAGAGCAGGTTATTGCGTGGCTCTTTGACCACCTGCCAACGGTGTATGCAGTAGGCGCGGCGGTCAGCATTTCCGCGCTGATGAGTCTTTATGACGGGCGGACACTGGTTCAGACCGTAACGGGATCGCTGGCGTGCGGCGTTCTTGCCATGGCCGTGGCCGGGTCGTTGCGCTTCTTCGGGTTTCCTGAAGATGCCGTGACGTTTATCGGCGCATCAATCGGTTTTATGGGCGCAGAGAAAGCACGCGACAAGGTTATTGCGGCCTTTAATCGCAGGGTGAAGGAGAAGGACGAATGAGCAACACATTTAAATTCAGCAGCCGGAGCGAAAAGAATTTGCAGGGCGTAAATCCTGATCTGGTGAAAGTGACCCGACGGGCACTGGAAATCTCGGCAGTGGATTTTGGTATCACCGAAGGGTTGCGCAGCCGTTACCGCCAGAAGCAACTTGTGGCCACAGGTAAGAGCCAGACCATGAACAGCCGCCACCTTACGGGGCATGCCGTGGATGTTGTGGCTTATATCGGCAGCCAGGTGTCATGGGAATGGCCGCTGTACGAAAAAATCGCAGCAGCATTCAGACAGGCCAGCCGGGAACTGAATATTCCGGTGGAATGGGGCGGCGACTGGAAGACCCTGAAAGACGGACCGCATTTTCAGTTACCACACGGAGCCTATCCGGCATGAAGCTCTGGCCCACGCTGGGCGTCGCTTTCCTTCTGATTGCCGCATGGGGAACATCCATGCGTCTGTCGTGGTCGCTGGGCCGGGAGAACGCCAGAAACGAAGCGCAGGCCAGCGCCCTGAAAAGTACCGTCGACACCCTGAATATCATCAGCACCGGGGTACAGGATATGCAGCAGGTGCTGGCGCAACTCCGCGTGGAAAATCAACAGCGAAATCAGGACGGAGAGGCCAGACGTGAACAGCTACGCAACGATATTGCAAAAGATGAATGCGCCCACGCTTTGCCTGACGCTCGTTTTACTGACAGGTTGCGCAGGCACGCAGAACGCGCCACGGCCAGCGCCGTCAGTCCGGCTTATACCGCAGACGCTGACCATACCGGTAACGCCTCCCCCCTTCCCTGATACTCCCACATGGGGAAATCTCGGTATATGGGGCGACCGCCTTCTGGATGCACTGGAAACCTGTAACGCGGATAAACGGGCCATTGAATTACTGGAACAGCGCAGGCTGCAACGACTGAACAACGAGGATAACAACCATGCTGAAAACTGATTCCCTGCGTGAAGCCATGACCCGTTCATGCCGATGGTGTCAGGCCAACCCGGAAAAATTCACCATTTTCGTGGAGAGCGGCAACATTGAAACGACCGGAGAAACTCCCTCGTTTGTTTACCGCTATCAGATGGTGATGTTTGTCATGGATTACGCCGGGGAGCTGGACGACCTCACGCTGCCGCTGCTGGCGTGGTTATCCGAAAATCAGCCACAGTTGTTGCTCAATCCGGAGCGTAATCAGGACATCAAATTTTCTGCCGTTATCAATGACGATGACAGCGCCGATCTCCTGTTTACGCTCCCCCTGCGGGAACGCGTTCGCATCACGCGCAGCAGTCAGGGTACACCGCAGGCAGAACACCTGCCGGAGCCAAAACCCCGCCTGCCCTCTTCCGAAGGCGACTGGTCGCATGTATTCCAGGATGTGACGTGGGGTGAAAGCGATGGATAAGGCATTCACCCGCGTGGATGAAACCTTTGAGGCCATCCGCGACAGCCTGAATCAGCAGGCCATCAATAACATCGCCAGAAAGCTGGCACAGGATTTACGCCGCGCCCAGCAGGCGCGCATCCGGTCACAGAAAGCGCCGGACGGGACCGCATGGACACCACGCAGACGCCGCGTAACCCGGATACAGGAGCGCATTCGCTTTATCTGGAATAACGAAGCACGCACGCTGAAAAACTGGCATCACGACACGGGGAAATACGGGCGAACCATCACCGGGTGGGATGAGGATAAAAACACCATCCGCACGTTTTACCGGGATGACATCGACCGCTTTCTGGAAATACGCACCCGGCGCATCAACCAGGACAGCACAAAGCGCGTCCCCATGTTCGTAAAACTGCGCACCGCCCGCTACCTGAAAGCCCGTGCAGATGCTTCCGGTGTGACGGTGGGTTACAGCGGCGTGGCCGCACGTATTGCACGCGTTCATCAGTTCGGTGAGCGCGATCAGGTTGCGCCGGGCATTTTCACCGATTACCCGGTACGTGAGCTGCTGGGCATCAGTCAGGCAGATGAACGCCTGATTTATAACACGGTGCTGGGCCGGATTGCGGAGGCTGTACGGTGAGCGCAGAACTCATGCGACTGCTGAGCAACATCATCCGCACCGGGATCATCTCTGAAGTTGATGAGAAGTCCTGGCGCGTGCGCGTTCGCAGCGGCGAACTGGAAACAGGCTGGCTGCGCTGGAACACCACGCGCGCGGGAGCCTTCAATGTGTGGCTGCCGCCATCACCCGGCGAACAGGTGGTAATTGCCTGCATTGGCGGCAACCCGGAAACCGCCATGATAATTGGCAGCCTGTGGAGTGATGCCAGTCCGGCCCCCGGCAAAAGCCTGAAAGAAATCGTGGTCAGCGCGCCGGATGGCGCGGTGTTCCGCTACGACGCGGACGCTGGCGCACTGAGCGCCAGCGGCATGAAAACAGCCACCCTGCAGGCATCCGTCAGCGTGACACTGGATACGCCCGTCGTGGAATGCACAGACCTTCTGAGAACAGCGACGCTTGACGTCACAAAAGGGGGAAAGATGAGCGGCAATATCACGCACAGCGGCGGCGATTTCACCTCAAACGGCATCACAGTGCATACGCATAAGCACGGTGGCGTTAAAGGTGGCAGCGATTCGACAGGAGGCCCGCAGTGACAACCCGCTACACAGGAATGAATCCGGACGGGACGGGAAACCTGAACGATACGGAGCACCTGAAACAGTCAGTCAGGGACATCCTGACCACCCCGCTGGCAAGCCGGGTTATGCGACGGGAATATGGCAGCCTTGTGCCTGATTTAATTGACGAACCCATGAATAACACCACGCGTCTGCAATGCATGAGTGCTGCCGTGATTGCGCTGACACGATGGGAACCCCGCATTGCCCTGGACGCCATCGACGTTGTCTGGAAGGCAGGAGGCCGCGCCGGGGTGACGCTGTCGGGCACTGTCATGCAGACCATGCAGAATGTTGAATTAACCATCACGCTAAGGGAGTAAATCATGCCTGCTGTTGACCTTTCCCAGTTACCGGAAACCGCCATCATCGCGGAGCCTGATTTTGAGGCAATTCTGGCTGACACAAAGGCCATGATGATTGCGTCCTATCCTGCCGAACAGCGTGAAGCCGTCTCCGCCGCGCTGGAGCTGGAATCGGAACCCCTGAACGTTATCGCTCAAACCATGTCTTTTCGTGAAATGCTGTTACGCCAGCGGGTCAATGAGGGTGCACGCGCCTGCATGCTAAGCCACAGCGCCGGGACAGACCTGGACAACCTCGCGGGCAATATGAACACAAAGCGCCTGGTTATCACTCCGGCAACGGATACCACCGACGCAGTGATGGAAAGTGACACCTCGCTGAGACTACGGGCGCAACGGGCATATGACGGTCTGAGTGTTGCTGGCCCGTCAGGTGCATACGAGTATTTTGCACGCAGCGCCAGCGGTCTGGTACGCGATGCGCGGGCCATCAGCCCGTCTCCGGCCAACGTGACGGTTTCCATCCTGTCCACTGAGGGCGACGGCACAGCAACGGAGGCGTTGCTTAATACCGTTCGCGCCGTTCTGAATGCAGAGGATACCCGCCCGGTGGCCGACCGCCTGACCGTACAGAGTGCCAGAATCGTGACATGGCGGCTGAATGCAAAACTGTACTTTTACCCCGGCCCGGAATCCGAACCTATTCTGGCCGCGGCAGAATCGTCGTTCAGGAAGTGGCTGTCTGAGCAGGGGCTTATCGGTCAGGACGTGGCGTTGTCAGCCATTGCTGCCGCACTGCATGTGCACGGTGTGCAACGCGTGGAGATAATCGAACCCACACAAAATATGGCCATCAGCGACATACAGGCGGCGCGCTGTGAGTCATTCACCATCAGCGAAGGTGGGCGTAATGAGTAATTCACTGTTACCGCCATCAGCCAGCAATTTCATGCGTTGTGCCGAAGCTGTCGGAACGCGCATTACAGACATTCCGGTAGACCTCAACACGCTGTGGTCGCCGGACACCTGCCCGGTGCATCTGCTGCCTTATCTCGCCTGGGCATTTTCCGTTGACCGCTGGGATCGCAACTGGCCGGAAGAGACAAAGCGACAGGTGATTCGTGATGCATGGCTGATACACCGACACAAGGGAACCATCAGCGCACTGCGCCGGGCCATTGAGCCGCTGGGATACCTCATTCGTGTGTCTGAGTGGTGGGAGTTCGGCGGAGAACCTGGAACATTCAAGGTTGATGTTGGCACGCTGGACAGTGGTGTGACCGAGGAAATGTATCTGGAAATGGAACGGCTGATTGCCGACGCCAAACCCGCAAGTCGCCACCTTATCGGCCTGAACATTATCCAGGACATTCCTGGCTATCTGTATACAGGCGGTGTGGTCTGTGATGGTGATGTTATTACTGTTTATCCCGGATAAGTGAGAAACAATGAGCACGAAATTTAAAACCGTTATCACTACTGCCGGAGCCGCAAAGCTGGCAGCTGCCACTGTCCCCGGCGGGAAAAAAGTAACCCTGTCTGCAATGGCCGTGGGTGACGGTAATGGCAAATTGCCGGTGCCGGATGCCGGTCAGACGAAACTGGTGCATGAGGTCTGGCGTCACGCTCTGAATAAAGTCAGCGTGGATAATAAGAATAAAAACTATATCGTGGCTGAACTGGTTGTACCGCCCGAAGTGGGCGGCTTCTGGATGCGTGAGCTTGGTCTGTATGACGATGCCGGAACACTGATTGCGGTCGCCAACATGGCGGAAAGCTATAAGCCTGAACTGGCTGAAGGCTCCGGGCGTGCGCAGACCTGCCGCATGGTTATTATTGTCAGTAACGTGGCGTCCGTTGAGCTGAGTATTGATGCCAGCGCAGTGATGGCGACGCAGGATTACGTCGATGACAAAATCGCAGAACATGAGCAGTCCCGCCGCCATCCTGACGCCACGCTGACAGAAAAAGGTTTTACTCAGTTAAGCAGTGCAACAAACAGCACCAGTGAAAAGCTGGCGGCAACGCCAAAAGCGGTCAAGGCAGCAAATGACAACGCAAATTCACGTCTGGCGAAAAATCAGAACGGTGCAGATATCCAGGATAAATCAGCTTTTCTGGACAATATTAGTGTTACCAGCCTGACGTTTATGAAAAACAACGGCGAAATGCCGGTTGATGCTGATCTGAATACATTTGGTCCTGTTAAGGCTTATTCAGGTATCTGGTCTAAAGCAACGTCCACCAACGCAACACTGGAGAAAAATTTCCCGGAAGATAATGCTGTCGGTGTGCTTGAGGTTTTTGCTGGCGGCAATTTTGCAGGCACGCAACGCTATACCACACGTGACGGAAATTTGTATATCCGCAAACTCATTGGAACATGGAATGGTAATGATGGACCATGGGGAGCATGGCGCCATGTTCAGGCTGTAACGCGTGCTCTAAGTACGACCATTGACCTTAACTCTCTCGGTGGCGCAGAACATTTAGGTCTATGGAGAAACAGCAGTTCAGCAATAGCTTCTTTTGAACGACATTACCCCGAGCAGGGAAGAGACGCGCAGGGCATTCTGGAAATTTTCGAAGGTGGGCTATATGGACGCACACAGCGTTATACAACCCGTAACGGGACTATGTATATTCGCGGCCTGACAGCCAAATGGGATGCAGAAAATCCACAGTGGGAAGACTGGATCCAAATTGGTTATCAGACCAGTAGTACCTTCTATGAGGATGACCTGGATGATTTGATGTCTCCGGGTATTTACAGTGTGACAGGCAAAGCGACCCACACCCCAATCCAGGGGCAGTCTGGTTTTCTGGAAGTCATCAGGCGCAAGGATGGTGTCTATGTTTTGCAACGTTACACGACCACAGGAACCAGCGCAGCTACAAAAGACCGTTTATATGAGCGAGTGTTTCTTGGTGGCTCATTTAACGCGTGGGGGGAGTGGCGACAGATTTATAACTCAAACTCTTTGCCGTTAGAGTTGGGTATCGGTGGCGCAGTGGCAAAACTCACCAGCCTGGACTGGCAGACATACGATTTTGTGCCGGGCAGTCTGATAACCGTTCGGCTGGATAACATGACCAACATTCCCGACGGTATGGACTGGGGCGTCATTGATGGCAACCTGATAAACATCGCAGTTGGTCCGAGTGATGATTCCGGTACGGGACGCTCAATGCATGTATGGCGCAGCACTGTAAGTAAGGCCAACTACCGCTTTTTTATGGTGCGTATTTCAGGAAATCCCGGAAGCCGCACGATTACAGCAAGACGAGTACCAATCATTGACGAAGCCCAGACATGGGGCGCGAAACAGACATTCAGTGCTGGCCTTTCTGGTGAACTGTCCGGCAATGCGGCGACAGCAACAAAGCTGAAAACAGCCCGTAAAATTAATAACGTTTTGTTTGATGGAACATCAGATATTAACCTGACGCCGAAAAATATTGGTGCATTGCCAATAACGGGAGGAACTCTTACTGGCGGTTTAACGGCTGATGGCGAGATTATTTCCAAATCGGCGAATGGTCTGCGTATTGCCTATGGCAACTATGGATTCTTTATCCGAAACGATGGTTCAAACACATACTTCATGTTGACCAATTCGGGAGACAGCCTGGGAACATGGAGTAGTTTAAGGCCGTTTGCCATTAATAACGCCAATGGCGATGTTTCTATCGGTAATGGACTCAATGTTACTGGTGATATAGGAACCAATGCTTGGGTATATGCAAATCGTTTGGCAATTAATAGCAGTAGCGGCATGTGGATAAATATGCGTGACCAGAATGTTATTTTCGGACGTAATGCGGTATCCACCGATGGTGCTCAGGCATTGTTACGTCAGGACCATGCTGATCGCAAATTTATGATTGGTGGTCTGGGGAATAAGCAATTTGGCATCTACATGATTAATAATTCAAGGACAGAAAATGGCACCGATGGTCAGGCGTACATGGATAATAACGGGAATTGGCTTTGCGGTGCGCAAGTTATTCCCGGCAATTATGGTAATTTTGACTCACGCTATGTGAGAGATGTCAGACTTGGCACACGTGTTGTTCAGACCATGCAAAGAGGCGTGATGTATGAGAAATCAGGCCATGTAATTACTGGGCTTGGCATTGTCGGCGAAGTTGATGGCGACGATCCGGCAGTATTCAGACCAATACAAAAGTTAATTAACGGAACGTGGTACAACGTGTCACAGGTGTAATTTATGCAGCATTTAAAAAACATTGTCGCCGGCAATCCAAAAACCGTTGAGCAATATCAGCTAACAAAAAATTTTAATGTTGCCTGGCTGTGGTCAGAAGACGGAAAAAACTGGTATGAGGAAGTGAAGAACTTTCAGCCGGACACAATAAAAATTCTTTACGACGAGAACAATATTATTGTGGCCGTAACCAGAGACGCTTCAACACTGGACCCTACAGGCTACAGCGTTGTCGAAGTTCCCGATATCACCGCCAATCGTCGCGCCGACGATTCAGGAAAGTGGCTGTTTAAGGACGGAGCTGTGGTTAAACGGATTTATACGGCAGACGAGCAGCAACAGCAGGCCGAATTACAAAAGGCCGCATTGCTTTCCGAAGCTGAATCAGTCATCCAGCAGCTGGAACGCGCTGTCAGGCTGAATATGGCGACGGATGAGGAGCGCACACGACTGGAAGCCTGGGAACGCTACAGCGTTCTGGTCAGCCGTGTGGATACAGCAAAGCCCGAATGGCCACAAAAGCCTGAGTAAAAATTAAGCTCCGATATCGGGCCTTCTCTCATTCTGGTTGTTCGGGAAACGTTACTGGCAGGCCGGAGGTGTCTGTGGATTCGACTTTCTACGCGTAGAGCATCCATTCGGTTAATTTTTGTTTATTCTCGTCGGAAATGATGCCCAGCCGTAGCTGTGAGCCCCATAGGCGATATACAGACTGAAGAAACAACCAGGCAGATCCAGGAAAAAGAAAACCGCTAATCTGAACATTAGCGGTTTTTTGCGTTAATTCAGAACAGCCCTTTAACTGAACTGGTTGCGCTGTTAAGAGATGATGTCACCTTATCTTTGAAGCCGGACAGCATATCGCTGAACGATGAGGATTGCAGGCGCTCCCGCAAATCCTCATCACAGCGTTCAAGGGTCAGTGAAAATTCTATCTTTTTCGCCTTACCGTAGCGATCAAACTCGGAACGGGTCGTATTCGTTTCGGTCAGAACATACATGCCGTAAATCTGCCCGACGCCATCAATAAGAGGCCAGGGGCGTCCTGTATACGCCTGCGTGGTCAGCAGCGACAGCGACACTTCACCACCTGTAATTTCAGGATAAAGCACACCAGAAAGAACAATACGATCATCGCCTGCCCCGATATACTGCCAGCTTGCTGAACGGTTAACGCGTTCATTTTTCACATGTCGCCAGCTTTTATTTTGCTGTAACTGCTGATGCGGCAATGTGCGCAGCTCAAAAACAAACATGCCGTAGATCATCATCATGGCCATGACTCCTCAATCTTTATCGTAAAAACTGCCACGTCCGGCACGGGCGCGCCGTTCCACCTCTGCCCTGACCATTTCACCGACCAGTTTCGCCAGTTCGCGGGGATTCTGCGTAACAACGTTATGCAGATGAACATGAATTTCACCACCAAATCCGGAGGCAACAGGCTCCCGGTTACGGGAAGTTACAGGAACTGATGCCACTGGCGATCGTATGGCCTCCGCCACCGGGCGGGAGCTGGCCGCAACAACAGGGACCAGCGCCGGAGGCAGCGGAGCCGGGACCACGGGTGTGATATTAATTGCGGGGGCAGGCTTACTGACATGCGCAATCTTCCGCTCCTGCCACTCCCCACGAACAGCAAGTGCGCGGGGCAGGTTCTTAAAGACAATATCGCCGGGGCCAATGCGTTTTTTCGTCTCATCAACCAGCTTACCTGTGTTATCAGCAATTTTGCTGAGTCTGCGTAGCGTCCCGGTATTGCTGTCTGTGAGCGGTTTGTTGTCTTTGGGTTTATCACCTCCGGTGCCATTGCCATTTTCCACAGGCTTCGGCGGATTGATTTTCGCCAGGTCCCCCTGAAGCAAGGCAACCTTGTCCTGAAGAATGGCCGCACGCTGTGCGTCTTCGATTTTCTTTCTCGCCCTTTCCGCTTCATCCGGAAGCACACCGAGTTTTTCAAGTATCCACGCCAGCGTATCCAGCAACATTTTTGCAGGTGTCAGAACAAGCTGTAACGCGCCGCCAAGAACGTTACCGAATATCTCGCCAGCACTGGTACATTTATCCAGCGTTTCCTTGCTGGACTCCATCGGTGACAACAGCGATTTAAACCAGTTAAACACCTGACTGATCCCGCTTCCGATTGCGTCAAAAACAGGACCAAACCGTTCAAAGGTTTCGCGCAACGGGGTCAGCCTTTCCATAATCCCGCTGAACACCCCGGCAAAAAATGCCCTGATGGGATCCCAGTATTTCCAGATGAGAACCGCCGCAGCCACAAACGCAGCAGCAATCAATCCGACCGGACTGAACAACGCCCCGATAGCGCCCCCCAGTAACGAAACGGAACCCGTCACCATTCCCCATAGTGCTGGCAGAACCCTGACAGCATTCATTGATCCGGTCAGGAGGGAAAAACCAAGACGCAGTTTTGCCAGCGGGCCAGCAAGCACACCAATAGCCAGCGACAACGAGCCAACCGTTGCAGTCATTGCCAGCAGTGCACCGCCTGCTATCAGTAGCTGGCGCGTCAGTACCGGATGGGCCTGCGCCAGCGCCGTCACCTTTGATACCACACGCGTGAGCCACTGCGTGACAGAACGCAGCGGACCGTCAATCAGATCTGCAATGCGGATGCGCAACCCTTCCCATGCACTGCTGAGTGATTTCAGATCGCCGTCAAGGTTGTTGGCCATAACCTTTGCCGTGCGTTCAGCCTCACCGCGCGCGCCTTCAAGTTCTTTTCTCAGTTTGGGTAAGGAGCCGTCACCTGCCGCATCAACGAGGGCCATAAATGATGTGAAAGCCTCTTCTCCGGCAATGTCCTTAAAGAACGATACCCGGTCAACTTCCCCGTATTTGCGGGTAGCTTTATAAAGGTCAGCCAGCACATCCTCCATCGGGCGCATTTTGCCCCCGGCATCCGAGACAGACACGCCAAGCTCTTTCAGCGCCTCTGCTGCCGCCTTTGGCGGTGATGCCAGACGAGCCAGGCTGGCACGCATTGCCGTACCAGCATCACTCCCCCTGATACCCATATTCGCCAGCACGCCCGCCATCGCTGCGGCCTGCTCCAGCGATATTCCCAGCTTACCCGCCACCGGACCTGCATATTTCATGGTTTCACCCAGTGCGCGAAGGTCAGTGTTGGTACGGGTAAACGCTGCGGTGAGTGTGTCGCCGACCCGGTCCATCTGGTCAGCAGAAAGACCGAACTGCGTCAGAATATTTGAGCCAATATCCGCCGTCTCACCGAGGTCCATACCGCCAGCCGTTGCCATGCTCAGTACGCCAGGGAGCGCAGCCTGAATGGCCTGTGGTGTAAAGCCAGCCATTGCAAGAAATGCCTGCCCACTGGCGGCATCGCCTGCGGTGAACTGCGTTTCAGAGCCCAGTTTTAACGCCTGCTCACGCAGCGCCTTAAACTGCGGGCTGTTTTTGTCGATTCGCGTCAGTGCCTGAACGCGGGACATCTCTTTCCCGAACCCGATCGCAGGCTGCAAAAAACGCCCGGCAGCATAGCCGCCCGCCGCTGCCGCACCAATTGCCAGCGCACCACCTGTTTTCAGTTTTCCCGCTGTTTCCTGCGCGCGCGAATACCGCTCACGCGCCCGCGTTACACGCGCAAGCGCCTGCCGTTCGCGTTCAAGCTGGTTGTTGTACTGTTCGGTGCGTCTGATGGCCTGCTGGATGGTGTTATCGCTGCCTGTCAGGGAAATGCCGTGGCGTTTCAGCTCTCCGCCAAGCTCCCGCATTTTCTGAATTTCCCGTGTGCGCGATTCATTCAGGCGTTCAAGCCGGGTGCTTAACTGCTGCATCAGCTTTTGTTGTTTTTCGCTGAGCACTGTACCCGTGCGTTGTAACTGATTAAGGGCGTTAAGCTGGCGTCGTGCTTTCACGATACCCGCATCCGCTTTACTGACAGCGTCGCGGGCGCGCTCAAATGAACGCGCCTGACGCTCGAGATTTTTGATCGCCCCCTGCGTTCGCTGGATGGAGTCACCAAACTGCCCCATCAGGCGGCGGGCGTTTTCGGCAGGCCGGGTCAGCCTGTCAACGGCGCTGAAAGCGACCCGGATGTCAAGAGTCTTCATTGTCTGCATTCCCGCTGCGAAGTGCCGCCCGCTCACGCCAGCTAACCACTTCGCCGGGCGTCATCATGAAGATTTCGGCGGGCGACCAGTTAAAAATGGCGGCAATATCCGCCACCAGATCTTCGATGTGCTCAAAGCACACCAGGGTGATTACGCTGCCGTCTCCTGCACGCTCTTCGCGCCAGAGTCTGGCTCGCTCATAAAATTTACAGCCACAGCGCACAACTGAATAAAATCGCGTGACGACATTTTTTTAATCATCACTTCATCCAGTCGTGGCGAAGTCACGCGAGGCAACAGCGTGAACATGGTATCCGCTTTCAGATTCAGCACATCAGACAGCGACAGACCACGCAGGGATCCCGCCTGCTCAATAGCCCCGGTGATCTCCACATACGTGATTTTTTCGCCACCACGCTCAATTGGTCGGGTCAGTTTTACGCCACGTTCGACAGCCATATCCTCACCTGCCGTCACATCATCCGCCACGGTGTTATTCCGGGTTTCAGTATCGATGTCTTTCATCAGTTGTCTCCTTTTCAGTCAGAGGCGACGCACTGCGCCGCCTGCATATTACTTATCAGCCAAGCCCAAGCGCGGAACGGATACGGTCAGGCACAATGTCCTTGCCGTCCTTCCGGTAGATGTGGTTCAACAGGTCGATTTCCCACAGCGGGCGATCGTTAACGCTCAGCTTGTAGTAGGTGTTTTTGACAGCGTAAGTGTGTGATGTGGCTTCGCCCTGTTTGGCTTCCCCCATATCAATTTCCGTCACACGTCCGCGCATCTCGATTTCATACAGATCGCTTTCTGCATCGGTGTAGTATTCACCCGCAAAACGCAGCAGCGTGCCGTCAATCGTGCCGCCATATTTAAGGAACAGCGCACGAACAGCTCCCCCCATAACAAAACTCGCATCAAGCGCGGAGTCGTCCAGACCGAGATCAATACTTACCGCCCCCATCATGCCACCACCACGATAGCTGTCGGTTTTGCGCGTCAGTTTGGGCGGCGTGACGGATGTCACTTTACCCACTTCGTTTTCACCATCCACAAACAACGTAAAAAAGCGAAGATGTTTTGGTACAGCCATCAGGCACCTCCCAGCACCGCAAATGCGGGACCAAAGAATTCATCAGTAAACGTCTGGTAAAGCTCCATGTCTTCCAGTGGCGGAACGGGCGTATATTTGTAGCGAATACGCACACGTCCCTGACGTAAATTCGTGGTGCCGTTATCCACCACGTCATACCAGCACTCCGCACCAATCAGTTTCCCGGCAGTAACCAGCGAATCCAGTTTTGCCCTGATGGCACTGATAACATCCTTCACGTTCGCAGGCGTCAGTGGACTGTCGATGGTTTCAAACTGCGCTTCCGCAATTGAATCAGCCAGCACCTGTGCGGTTCGGGTATACACCTCAAAGATGTAGGCGTTCGTTTCCGGTGTGCGGTTGCCCCAGAAGCGGAACCCGTTGCGACGAATAATGGTCGTGATTTCTTTGTTATTGAGGCTGTTGGCATCACTGTCTTCGGCCTGCAACGACCAGAACACATGCCTGGACATTCCCAGCACATTTTTAACCGGAACGTTGGACAGCGATTTGTGCCAGCCCTGCTCATGGTCAATGTACGCACGAAGGCCGCACGCATAAGCAGGCGCGGGGAACGTTTCGTTTTTGCCACTTTTCGGGTTGTAGGCGATGAAGTCAGGCCATAAGAGCATCACCTCACGTTCGTTGAATTTCTGGCGGTAGGTAATCGCCTCAGCCATCGTGTTACAACCATGACATGTGGCATACACAAACGCGCGCAGTTTACCCGCAATCACGCACAGGGATTTTGTCACCGCCTCCGTGTCCAGCTCCGGCGCGGCCAGAATACGCGGACGGTATCCGATGCTTTCATCCTGCTCTGCAACAAGCAGCGCATACATCCCCGTATAGCTGCCGTCAGATTCAGAACCACCGATAACCAGTTGATCCTGCGTCTTTCCGTTTTCTTCTTTGTGTTCAGCCACGCGAACGACGATCACCTTTGTGCTCACCTGGTCTGCGATGGCCTTAAGCGCACGATAAAGCGTCCCCGTTGTTCCGCATTTTCCCAGCACGTCATTGACGCGGGTCAGCAGTGTGGGCTTGTTCAGCGGGAACAGCTCCGCATCCGCATCATCCGCCGTTGCCACGATACCGATAACACTGGAATCAACATCATTAATCGCCGTTACCAGGTCGGTACTTTCCGTAACACGGGCACCATGAAAACGAGTTTCACTCATAGCTTCAGCCCCTTGTATCCGTTAAATGATTCGGCAACAATCATCACCCACCACGCGCGTAATCTCACCCCTGCGCCGTTCTCCCGACCCGGCGACAACAAAAAGCAGTAACCCCCTCCGCACGCACATGCGACCATGCCGCACAGGGAGGGAACAGATGACCGATACCACCATGCAATTGCTCAGTCAGGGCACAGACCCCGTGAAAATGCCGGATTTTGATATTCTCGCGGAGGGTAAAACGCTGTCAGGCGTGGCAGAGCGCCTGATGAGCCTGTCACTGACCGACAACCGGGGATTTGACGCGGACCAGCTCACCATCACGCTGGATGATGCGGATGGTCAGTTGCAGCTACCGCCACGGGGCGCGCGCCTGACGGTTCTCATTGGCTGGAAAGGAGAACCGCTGACAGAAAAAGGCACTTACATTGTTGATGAAATCGCTCACGAAGGACCGCCGGACAGGCTGACTGTTTCAGCCAGAAGCGCAGATTTTCGGGATGAATTTAACGTTAAACGTGAGGTGTCCTGGCATGATGTGACCGTTGAGCGTGTGGTATCCGCCATCGCTCATCGGTATGGTCTGAAACCGCAAATCAGCGAAATGCTGATTGATATCGAAATCGACCACGCCGACCAGACCGAAGAAAGCGACATATCCTTCCTTACGCGCATGGCGGAAATGCTGGGCGCAATCACCACGGTAAAAAGCGGCAATCTGTTATTCATCATGCCAGGTGGTGGCGTGAACGCACAGGGCCAGCCGTTGCCCTCATTCGCCATTACACGCAGCAGCGGCGATCGCCATCAGTTCCGCATTGCTGACCGCGAGGCGTATACGGGGGTACGCGCCTACTGGCTTGATCTTAATTACGGGAAAAAGAAAAAAGTCAGCGTGAAACGCCGTAAACCGCCAAAACCCAAAAAGGAGAAAAGCAGCAGCCGTGAAGGTGATTATATGGAAGGCGCGGAAGGCAATGTGTTTGTGTTACGCAAGACTTATCAGAACGAGCAGGCAGCAAGACGCGCAGCGGCGGCAAAGTGGCAGCAACTACAACGCGGAGCCGCATCATTCTCCATCACGCTGGCGCGTGGACGTGCAGAACTCTACCCCGAAATGCATGGCACGGTAACAGGATTTAAAAGCGAGATTGATAATCAGGACTGGATCATTGCAAAAGCCGAGCACACCATTGATAATAGCGGCTTTACCACGCAGCTTGAGCTTGAGGCAAAAATCCCGGAATGGATAGCGGAAACAGAGTGAGCAACTTAGAATAGGCAGCACCACGTTAAGGGAGGTCGCTATGTTCCGTTGTCCGCTTTGTGGCGCATCTGCCCGTATCCGCACCAGTCGTCCGGAAAATGATTCAAACACCGTGCGGCAAAAGTATTACCAGTGTAACAATCTGGAATGCGGCGTATGCTTCTCAACACTGGAAGCTTTCCATAAATTCACATCAAAACACGCCTCCGGCGTTCACTCTTCAGAAGGTATCCCGTGGCATGATCTGCCAGCTTCACACAGGGGAAACAATCAGATGAGTTTGCCTTTATCTCAGAATTAACAGGCAGAATTGCCGGAGTAACAAAAAAGCGATAGATTACGTGCGGGTGCCTTTCGGCTGATGGTCGGAGGGAATACCCGAAGGCCAGATGTGGAAAGGCCCCGAGTCAACTTTAACGTTAACCCGAGGCCCTAACCATCTACCCTTAGCAAGTGATAGGTTAGCGCCTCCCCGAAAAAGGAGCAAGCGCTATGTCGCAAAAATCGCTTACGGCCATCACATTCTGCGTGACGGCAATCCTCATCATCTGGATGCTGCACGGTTCGCTGTGTGAAATACGGATGAGCTTCTGGGGAGCGGAGTTTGCGGCGTTCTTACAGTGTAAGCAGTAAGGAAACCGCGACGGGGGAGTAATCCCCCGTCAATCGGTTGCTAGGGTAAGGTCGATAAGGCACCCTATCTCACAGCTCTAAATGCAAAAATTCCATGAAACTGTGGGATTTTTGCATCACATACTGATACAGACCAGCCCTTCTATATGCCTCACTCTATACCAGCTAATCAATTGACACTTATCAATAAAAATAAATCTGATAAAATCAAAATGTTTTGTAACAAATATCAACTCGTATTAATCCAAAGGAGGCGGATTACATGGCATTAATCAAATGTCCTGAATGCCAGAAAGAGGTGAGCGATTCAGCATTGTATTGCCCTGCTTGTGGTAAACAACTGCAAAAACTTAAGCGTTCATTTTTTGGACGGATCATTAAGTGGGTTTTTATATTATTTAATATTTTTATGATCTATACGCTTTTAGTTGGACTAGGAGGCACTAGTGAAATAATAAATAATGCCACATCCGATGCCGAAAAAGCCGGTGCAGTTATTGGTACAGGCTTAGGTTTAATTACCATTGGAAGCTTATGGGTTATTGGCGATATCATTATCGGAATTTTAGTATTTCTTACTAAACCAAAGGGATAATAAAATGAAAAATATAATTTTTTCTATAGGTGCATCATTTATATCAATTAGTGTACTGCCTGTTCACGCAGCAACTGAACATAAGAACTTCAATGCAGTACTCCAGTGCCGAGCAATAGAAAATAATAAAGACAGACTTTCTTGTTACGATAAGTCAATACAACCGACTCGAACGAAAGTTGCTGAAAAATTCGAAAGCAGAGATCAATGCCCTGATGAGAAAGATGATGATAGACGTTTATCTTGTTATGATCGTTTCTTTTCTCCAACATTTACTCCATCTGTAAACTCAAAATCTAAAACGGAAAAGCCAGTAACAACAGAGGCTCAGCAACCAAATCTTTCTGAGATATCTAAATGTCGTGCAGAAAATGATAAAGAAGCCAGACTAAACTGCTACGATAAACTATTCCCACAGGATAAAATCGCTCAAGCTGAATCAAAATTAGAGAAAGCCACAGATGTAGGAAAATGGCACACATCCATTACTACATCGCCAATTGATGATTCGAAAAATGTAATTTTATCGTTAGAAAGTGATGATTATATCAGAACTCCATTTGGAGAAGCGGTTACTCCTACTCTTTTTATAGCTTGCCGAGAAAAGAAAACCGAAGTATTTCTTAGTTGGGATGTATATTTAGGCCTTGAACAAACCAGCATGCTTTATCGCCTTGATAAACAGAAAGCAGTTGAGCGAAACTGGCTAGTATCTACAGATACAAAGGCTGTTTTTTATAAAGGTAATGACATTGATTTCATCCGAAAACTAGCCAACTCAAGCAAAATGTATACAAAAATAACGCCTTATAATGAGAGCCCCGTAAGTGCAACTTTCAATTTAAACGGCCTGTCAAACGCGCTAAAACCGCTTCAAGCTGCTTGTAACTGGAAATAGTATTAAATCATGTGGCTTAGCCACAATCACAGATAACACAAAGCCCGTGAAAACGGGCTTTGTGTTATCTGTAACTCGAAAATGTGGTCACTGCGTGGACACGCGCTGACATAAATCCTTTTAAATCAATAAATTAAGTCATCATTTTTTTCATCAACAAGGATTTTCACGTTTGTGTTACCTGTATGAGACGAGAGTTAACCAGACAAGTGTGCCATAATCTCGCGGCCAGGCATACTTGCGAAGATTTCAGGTATAAGGATACGTAATGATACAACCTATTTCCGGCCCTCCTCCTGGGCAACCACCAGGTCAGGGAGATAACCTGCCGTCTGGCGCAGGCAATCAGCCTTTATCCAGTCAGCAACGTACTTCGCTGGAAAGCTTAATGACGAAAGTGACCTCACTGACGCAACAACAAAGAGCAGAACTGTGGGCGGGTATCAGGCACGATATTGGTCTGTCGGGAGATTCACCGCTGCTTTCGCGTCACTTCCCTGCCGCTGAGCATAATCTGGCGCAACGTCTGTTGGCCGCGCAAAAAAGCCATTCTGCCCGCCAGCTTTTAGCGCAATTAGGGGAGTATTTACGTCTGGGGAATAATCGTCAGGCGGTCACGGATTATATCCGTCATAACTTTGGTCAGACGCCGCTGAATCAGCTCTCACCGGAGCAATTAAAAACCATTCTCACCCTGTTGCAGGAAGGGAAGATGGTTATTCCGCAACCACAGCAGCGCGAGGCGACCGACCGTCCTTTATTACCGGCGGAGCACAATGCGCTCAAACAGTTGGTGACCAAACTTGCGGCAGCAACGGGGGAACCCAGCAAACAGATCTGGCAATCGATGCTGGAACTTTCCGGGGTGAAAGATGGCGAGTTAATTCCAGCGAAACTGTTTAACCATCTGGTGACCTGGCTACAGGCGCGTCAGACGCTAAGCCAGCAAAATACGCCGACACTGGAATCACTACAGATGGCGCTAAAACAACCTTTAGATGCCAGTGAACTGGCGGCGTTATCGGCATATATCCAGCAAAAATATGGCCTTTCTGCGCAATCATCGCTTTCTTCTGCCCAGGCCGAGGATATTCTTAACCAGCTTTATCAACGGCGGGTTAAAGGGATTGAGCCGCGTGATATGCAACCGCTGCTTAATCCTTTTCCACCGATGATGGACACGTTGCAAAATATGGCAACGCGTCCCGCGCTGTGGATACTGTTAGTCGCGATTATCCTGATGCTGGTCTGGCTGGTTCGTTAA